GCGCCACACGAGCGGCTGCAACTGCTCTCAACCGAGGCCTTCGGCGCCTGGAACGCCAATCGCATCGAGTATGTCGAGAATTCCAAGGGTGACGTGAAGGCCGTCCAGAAGTCGTCCCTGTGGATGCGCGACAGGGATCGGCGGCAATATTCCGGTATCGTGTTCGAACCGGACCCCGGCGGTCCGGATGTGGCCGCGCCGCCCGGCACCTATAATCTGTGGCGCGGCTTCGAGATGGAGCGGAACCGGGCCGGCGGCGACTGCTCAGCCTTCCTGGACCATCTTCTGGAACGGGTGTGCCAGGGCTCTGAAGAGCTCTTCCATTATCTGTGTGCCTGGTTCGCCCACATGGTGCAGCGGCCGCGCGAGCGGATCGGGACGGCGCTGGTCATCCGCGGCGGGCAGGGCACCGGCAAGACGATGATCGGCCAGACAATCGGCTCGCTGTTCGCCCCGCACTACTTCCTCGCCGATGATCCCCGCTACCTGCTCGGCCAGTTCAACGCACACATGAAGGGCTGTCTGCTTCTCCAGGCGGACGAGGGCTTCTGGGCCGGCGACAAGCAGGCGGAGGGTCGGCTGAAGGGCCTTGTGACCTCCGACATCCAGTTCATCGAGCATAAGGGTGTCGACCCGATCCAGATCAAGAATTACGTCCGGCTACTGGTCACCTCGAACGATCAATGGGTCGTTCCGGCGGGCCGCGATGAGCGGCGCTTCGCGGTGTTCGACATCAAGGACAAGGGGAAGGGCGACGCCTCCTACTTCTCCTCCCTCTTTCGCGAGGCGTCGAGCCCGGAGAACAAGGCCGCGCTGCTCGACTATCTCCTGGAGTTCGACCTGTCGAAGGTCGATCTCCGCGACATTCCCAAAACGTCCGGCCTCTTCGAACAGAAGATGTATTCCCTCGAGCCCATCGAGAGCTGGTGGCTGGAGCGGCTGCGAGACGGGGGGCAGCTGCCTGGCAGCGATCACTGGCGGCCGTGGGTCGCGACCTTCCGCCTCTACTCCTCCTATCTCGCTTTCGCGGAGCGGGTCGGCGTCCGGCGACGGGCCACTCAGGAAGAGTTTGCCATCAAGTTCCTCAAGCTCCTGCCGGGGCTGCGCAAGAAGCGACAGCGCGATCCGGAAGAGGAAGATCAGGGGCGCGGCCGCGTCAACGGCTACGAGTTCCCCATGGAACTCCAAGCGGCTCGCGCGTGGTTCGAAGCATCCATCGGGCAGGGCGTCGACTGGGGAGACGGCGATGATCCGCCGGCAGAAACGTCCGATCTCTAGCGTGGCAGGGGTGTCAGGGTCGGGAGAGGGAGCTATGACGCGATTTTATGATGCAGGCCAATGACTTGCCATAGGTGTCACAGGTGTCAGGGGTTTCGCGCGCCCGTACGCGCGCGGTAGCCGGGAAGCGACGGATGATTTCTGATCCTGTGACTTATTATTTTACCCTGACACCTATGACACCTATGGCAAGTCATTGAATAGAAAAACGAATTTGGTGTCACAGGTTGCACGGGGTGCCTGGACACCCCTGACAAGCGGCAGGAAGGGCAAGATCGCATGGGCAAGCGCAAGCGGAAGGTGACGTTGCCGCCGGTGACGGCGGGCGGGCGTGACCTGGTGGTCGAGACGGTTGAGGGCGGATACGAGAGCGGCGGCGTCGAGCGGTGCCAGCGTCGTGTTGCGACAATCGACACCATGCGCCGAAAGAGGCAGATCACCGAACGTCAGTATGACGCGGCGAACCGGCTGCGGGAGGCGTCGAGCACCATGGGGCTGCGCTCGGTCGACTGGTCGCGCGACATGGTCGACGAAGGTCAGGGCGAGGGGCCGGTGTTTGCCACCACGCTCGCCGCGCGTGATCTCGCGACGTCCAAGGCGTTCATGGGGCCGGAGCTTGCCGACATGGTAATGGCGATCGCGGTCGATGGCCGGTCGATCGAAGAGGTGGCGGCGGAACGGTTCGGAGTAGGAAACGATGGGCGGGCCGGACGGGAGGACCGTCGGATGGTCTCGGAATTCCTTCACGTTACGCTTGATTCGCTCGCCGATCTCTGGTGGCCGAAACGCCATGACGGTATTCAGGGCACGATGGATGAGGGGGCTCGCCCGACAATCGGGATCATGGACGCGGCAGAAAACCTAGGGAATTGATCAGGTAGGGCCGCCGCCGGCCCTTGACGGTCGCCAGCTACTTGACGGCTCCCCCAAGTTTGATCATTACTTTCATCGTTCCGCCATAGCGTCCGGAGGCATTCGCCGCCCGGGCGTTTTTTTTTCGGATCCCAACCTCCTCCCATAATGTCCCTGATCATCACCTGGCAGAACGTCGAAAGCCTCAGGCGCTTCGACAATGCGCTGAAGGTGCTCGGGGACAGGAAGATGCGCGTGGTTGCGAACCGCGCCGTGAACAGGGCCGGCGATGTTGCTCGCACCCAGGTGCGCCGAGAGCTGCCGAAGCAGACGGGTCTCCAGCGCAAGCTGATCGTCCGAGCCGTCAGGGTGACGCGCTCCACGCCGGCCACGCTGACTTACCGCATGACCTCCTTCGGAGGGGACATCGCCCTCAGGCATTTCAAAGCCAGAGAAACCCGCCGCGGAGTGTCTGCCACGCCTTTCGGACAGCGTAAGGTCTTCCCCGGCACCTTCATCATGGGTGGCACCTTCCCCAACCGTACCGTGATCGGCATGGGCGGCCAGGTCTTCAAGCGCACAGAGGCAGGGCGCTTCCCCATAGAGAAGCAGCGCTCTGGGGTGATCATCCCTCAGGAGATGGTGAAGGGCGCCACCAGGGACGCCTTCGAGCGCACCGTCTCCACCGTCCTGCCAAAGCGCATCGAGCACGAGATCAGCCGGGCAACCGGTGGCGTGATCAGCTGACGGCCTGACCGAACCGAACCAAGCCAGCACAAGGCGCCGAGAAGCTTACAAGCTTAGCCCCCCGGTTCAGGGACCGTTCCGTAGTTCCTCGCCCCGCACGGGGCGGAAGACTCCCGAGATCTCGCCAGTAGGTCACCTCGCAAGCGGTACACGGCACGCACGTGCAGCACGCCTGCGGTGCACGGATCGACACGGATGAGCAACATCGAGACCGACAATCAGCCGTTGGAAGACGGCGGCGAGTGGCTGTCGATCACCGAAGCGGCGGCGCGGCTGACGACGCTCGGCGATGCGGTCGATCGATCGACGCTCTCGCGCTACCTGAAGCAGCACTCCGAGGCGCTTCCTCTGAAGCGGGCCGGGCAGGCGAACCTGGTTGAGTTTGGAGCGCTTCGACAGCACCGGGGCGAGAACGTCCGGATCCGGTCGATCCAGCCGACCTACACGTCGGCGCCGGCCGCCCAGGGCAAGGGCAAACGCTTCGTTGGGACGCAGTCAGACGGGGCCGCCCGCAAGGCCCAGGCTGACGCTGAGCTGCGCGAGATGGATCTCGCCACCCGGCGCAAGCAGCTCACCGTGGTGGCGGAGGTCGACCAGGCCGGACGCGACACGATCGCGCTGATGCAGAGCGCGTTTGATCGGGCCATCGAAGGAGAGGCGGCAAGCCTCTCGGTCAAATACGGATGGGACGAGCGGACGGCGCGTCTCGCCCTGAAGCAGTTCGCTCGGAAAGGCCTGGAAGTGTTCAACCGAGAACTGCTCTCGCGCCTTGAGGCTATGCGGCGTGTCCGCGACGCGGAAGGTGACGCCGACGACGTCTATCGTGCTGCCGAGGGTGTCGCGCTGCAATGACCATCCATCCGGCCCGCGAGCAGTTCCCCGATCTCTCCTATGGAATGGAGGTGCTGTTTCGGGGGCTGGAGGCGGCTAGCCGTCCGATCGAGGACCTGACGATCAGCGAGTGGGCCGATCGTCACCGGGTGGTCTCGACGGAATCCGGCTCGCCCTGGCCGGGGCCGTTTCGGACTGACCGGGTCCCGTATCTGCGCGAACCGCAGGACTGCCTCCATCCCGACCATCCCGCCCGCCGGGTGACGGCGCGGTGGGCCGCCCAGCTTGGCAAGTCGACCGCCATCGAAAACTGGTTCGGCTTCGTGGTTGATCAGGCGCCGGGGTCGATGATGATCGTTCTTCCGACGCTGGAAGAGGCGACGAAGTTCAACCGGATCAAGCTTCAGCCGACCATTGAGGCGAGCCCGCGGATCTCGCACCGGGTGCTGCCGGTCAACAGCCGGGATGAGCAAGGCTCGACGACTTCGTTCAAGCGCTTCGCCGGCGGCTTCTGCCAGATCGTGAATGCAGGCTCGTCGAAGGGTCTGCAGATGGTCTCGATCAAGTATCTCGCGATGGACGAGGTAACGGGCTATCCGGCGGACGTTGACGGTCGCGGCAGCCCTCGCGACCAGGCGCGGGCTCGCCAGAAGATGTACGGCGACCTTGCGAAGGAATGGCAGGGATCCACACCGGGCTATGCTGGTGAATGCGCGATCACCGACGACTTCGAGGCGGGGGATCAGCGGTATCTCTACGTGCCTTGCCCGCACTGCGAGACATACCAGGCGCTGCAGTTCGACCAGATGCGGCCGGCGACTGGCGAGCTTCCGGTGCACTTCCGATGTGCTTCCTGTGACGGCGCGATCCTCGATGGCCACAAGCCGGAGATGCTGAGCCGCGGCGAGTGGATTGCGACCCGTGTGCCCGATGGCAACGCCAAGGTCCCGGGCACCATGACGACCGCCGAGCTCGCGACCTGGATCTGCAAGCCGTGCGAGGGGCGGTGCAAGGACTGGCAGCCGAGCTATCACCTGTGGGCCGGCTATGCCCCGAAGGAGCGCTTCGCCGACATCTGGACACGTTGGCTGGATGCCGACGGCGTGCCATCAAAGCTTCGGGTGTTCTTCCAGCAGGATCTCGCTGAGCCTTACGATCCGGGCGGCGTCACCGTCGACTGGGAAGAGATCGTGAAGGTGGCGCGTGCGGATCCGATCGAGGCGCGCGTGGTGCCGGCCGAGGCAGGACTGCTGGTATCGGCGGCCGACGTCCAGGGCTATGGGATCAAGTGGCTGGTCTACGCGATCGGGCCGCGCGGTCAGCGGTGGCTGGTTGACCGGGAGATTTTCGAAGGGGCGCCGGACCAGAGCGACGAGCCGTGGATCCAGCTCGCCGACGCGCTCGGACGCACGTACCCGACCGCCGGCGATGCTGAGAAGGGGATCGACCTGTCCGGCGTGGACTCCGGCTTCTCGACCGATCGGGTCTATCGGTTCTGCGCCGGGCGCCCGAATGTGTTCGCCCTCGATGGTCGCGAGAAGCTGAAGCTGGCGTGGCTGGGCACACCGGTCAAACGCGATGTGAAGGACCAGAGAGGCCGAGTTGTCTCGAAAGTGCTGCTCTATCCGGTGGGCAACTACGACGTCAAAACGGAGATCATGGCAGCCCTTGCGAACCTCGTTGGTGGTCCCGACGAGGCCGGTCGCTTCCCGCGCAACACGCTGCATCTGCCGGCCGATCTCGGTGATGAAGACTTTGCCCAGGAGCTGACCGCAGAGCGACTCGTCGATCCCGACGAGATCATGCAGCAGTCGGCATCGCGCAATCACCGGCGCCTGATTAATCCGGACGCCGAGCGGAAGTGGAAGAAGGTAGCGGGTCGCAAGAACGACTGGCTCGACGCGACCGTCTACGCCTTCGCGCTCGCCTGGCATCTGGAACGGAAGCGGCGGCTTTCGGCTGAGCGCTGGGCCGACCTCCTCGTCGCGGTTCACGGCCGGTCCGAGGAGCCGGATTTGTTCGTTGCTGCGGACGAAAGCCCGTTTACGAAGCCGAAGCGACCTGCTGCGAACGGCGAAGGTCGCAAGATCGAGCGCCGACGCGGGCGCTGGAACTCGTATCGGCAGGGCGGATAATGAGCGCACTGACGCGATGGTTTCGGGGCGACGCCGTCAGCTCGGCATCTGCCCGGGCAGGCCGCCCGACGGCGCGCTATCTGAGGGGCGACCGTTCGGGAATTCTTCACATGCGCCGCGCCGTCACGCGAGATGCGCGGCACGACGTAAGGGATGCGGCCGGCCGGGCGTCGGCTCTCGCCCTCGACTTCCTGCACAACTCCGGCTGGATCGCAGGTGCCGCTGATCAGATCGTCGCCGACACCGTCGGTGAAGAGCTGAAGCTCAACGCACGTCCGGATCTCGCGCGGCTCGGCTACACGGACGGAGAGCGCAGCGTGTGGTGCCGGGAAGTCGAAGCGGAATGGCGCCGCTGGGCGTGGAGTCCGGCCGAGTGTGACCTTGCCGGCAAGTGCACGTT